AGGATGCAACCGGAACGCGGGGTTTTCCGCCGTCCCACACAGACTCTGTATTAAGCAGGTCACGTGTGCAAGACGGACGACGGATACTACCCACGGTTCCTCCAGGTATTCAGACCATTGGATACTTGTGCCGACTGAACGTTCGGCAGGTGAGAGAGGCGCGCGTACCAGCGCCTGGTGTTCGAGTGTGAGTGTGAGCCCAGAGGCGGCTCGTGTCAATGTGTGTTGTTGTGTGTGAGAGAGTTAGTCCAGGGTTGTCCCGGCTTGAGCTGCAGCTTTGCGCTGTAATTCTTCGAGCGGGTCCCCCGGCAACATGGAGTCAAATTTCCCCTTGAAAACCATTTCCTCGTCTGTCAGCCCTTGGCCACTGCTGACGATGTTCTTGTACGACTGCGGGCTCCAGAGTTTGGCGTTGTGTCGGAGCGCCTTGCCGGTCTTTTTGTCTTCGGCCACTGTCTTCAAGAGGCGAGCAATGCTCACGCCCTTGTCGAACAGCAGATCGACGACCTTCAGACTGACGAGACGTCTCCAGTCCTTGACGCCCTCTGTTTCGGTTGAGACGATGTGCGGCTTCGGAAGCATTTGGTTCGCCAGCTTCCAGGTCGCCCACCCGGCCTCCCGATTCCCCAGTGCCACTGGCCGCTTCGCGGCCCAGTTGTAAAGAATCATCCGAGCGATGCGTCGGTCCAAGTCCGACGGGGCGTGAAGCCCCGTCAGGCCCAGTCCACCGAGCCACTCGGGAACGTACCACGGAATTGGTGTGCACTTATCCAGCACCTCCTTGTTTGCCTTAATGAATGCAGTGTGGCAGGCCTCCTTCGCCCACTGTGGTGCCGATCTAATTAAATCGCGGTACCTTGCCCCAAACGACTTGAACGGGTCGTCCACAGTGCCCATCCCGGCACCGGATCGCTTCAGGCCCTTAACCAGGCCCATGTTCACGAACTTCACGGTTCGGAACGGGCATTCACGTTTGACAATGTACTCCATGTCGATGTGACTGCTACTGTGCGCTTTCAGCTTCGCATACTCCTCCGGGCTCCGTCTGCGTGTGTGATACACGTAGGTGGGGTCCTCGGGAGCGTACCGGAAGTTCTGTGAGTTGATGTTGGCGAAGCCCCTCTCGAAGAAGGTCTTCCCGATGCTCTCCTCCAGTCCTCCGAAGGCCGTGATCTTGGCCCAAGCTGTGCGTCCAGTCGGTGTCGTCTTTAACAGGACGTCATCCCCGTTGAACATTGCGGGTACATCCCGCAGTCTCCAGATCCTCTTTGTGGCGACCTCATGCGCCCATCGCGTCATGGCGGCGTTCGCCAGACACAGCACTGGAAAGCTGACAATCGAACCCATCAGCTGCCCACGCGCCTGTTTCCTACCCTCCACTATGTGCTCCGTAAGTCCTTCGATCAGGAGCTGCTTCTCAAGCTCCTCCAACCCCAAGCAGTCAGCGAGTTCCTCCGCAATTGTGCGGCTGACCCAACTGTGCAGGTTGTCGGTGGCAGCCTTGTAGTCACCCGAGAGAAACTTCTCGTTGGGCGCTAGGCCTCGGCCCAAGCGCTCCAGAAGATAGTCCTCCGTGACCGGCTCGCCAATCAAGGCAAAGGCTCTGTGCCTTCGTAGTGTGGTATGAACAAACTTCCAAAGTGACCTTAACATCGTCATTCGGAAGGGCGGCTCCTTGGTGATAACTCGCACTTTGGTGGCTTCGGCCAGACCTACGGGTGTGACATCATTCGCTTCGTGCGCTGCACGGGCGGTGATTCGCAACCAAAGGATTCTGTACGTCTCCATCATGGCGGGCTGTTCCAAGTCCAGTGTCTCGTCCCCTTCGCCCCTGTTCTCGTCCTCCGGCAAATTCTTCCTATCTAACTCTCTGCGGATATCTAAAAATCCTCCTTCGCGTCGCAGTCCGCTCAAGATTGTGGGGTCATTCAAGATCGTGCCAACCGCGCCGCCCTTTGAGCGCGAGTTGATGTAGTTGGCGGACGTGCTAGGGAAGAATGGTCGGACTCGGTCCACATCTGTGTACTCGACTCCTTCAAATACCTCCCGCACAGTCCGTCTCAACTGCCTTTTCATGGAATCCACGCTGAGGAACGCCTCGCTGTCGGCAAAGCCGGCGGCGGGGACGTCACCCCAGGTGGGAAAGAGGCAGGCTCCTCGAGCCTGCTCCTTGACAGTGGTGATTGTCTCAACGAACTCCTTTACCGTAGCCTCCACCTTTTGCTTGCCCGGACGGGGAAACCCCTTCTTGGCTTGCAGGATCGACGTCAGAAAACTCAGACGCTCCTCCTCGGTGTGGTTCTTGCGGTTCAGGTAGCAAGTGATAAATCGCCCAGCTCTTCCTCCAACCAAGACCTTAGGTTGGTCGGCGGCCTCAAAAGGTCGCCGCGGCAGTAGGGGCATTTGCCCCTCATCAGCAGCATGCACAATGTAGAACGATGCGAGCTTGTACTTCGCGACAGCAACCCAGTCGCCATCGCACAGGTCCGTCATCTTCTGCCATCTGACACACGCCTTCACAATCTCTTTCTCGAGCGCGACTGGTCGGTAACCAAAAATGACCAGGAGATCAAAAATACACTCAACACATTTGTACACACACTCTGCCGCCGACGGTTCCTTAGTCGGTGGCTTCACTCTACTCTTTCTCTCAAATTTTCGATTCGGCCGGAACATAGCCGAAACGGGAGCATCCTTGCTACCATTGGGGGTGGATTCTGACGACTTCGGTCTGAACCTTCCACCCGTGCGAAAGCGTGCT